GGTATGGATGCATACCTTGATAATTTTTTCAATTCTTATGAAACCACAACAAACTATCCACCCTACAATCTTATTCACGTAAATAATGTTGAGTCGATACTAGAAATAGCACTTGCGGGATTTAGTAAAAATGAACTTAATGTTTATACTGAATATGGAAAACTTATTGTTGAAGGAAAGAAAAAAGAAAAAGAGAAAGAATCCGAGTATGTCTATCAAGGACTGGCTCAACGATCTTTCAACCGAACCTGGTCACTATCAGAAGATATTGAAGTCAGAGAGGTTTTATTTAAAGATGGATTACTTACCGTTAAGTTGGGTAAGGTAGTTCCAGAACATCATGCAAGAAAAGACTACCTATAAAACATCAGGTGTTGACATTGAAGCTGGTAATGCTTTCGTTGATAGACTAAAACTAAAAGTACCTACTATCGGTGGATTCGGTGGTATGTATAAGGTTCCTCGTGGATATGAGGAACCTATTTTAGTTTCTGGTTCTGATGGAGTTGGAACTAAAATTTGTATTTGTAATCGTTTAGATAACTATAAAACTATAGGCATTGATTTGGTTGCAATGTGTGTCAATGATATTATTACTTGTGGTGCAAAACCTTTATACTTTTTAGATTATATTTCACTGAATAGAATTACTAATAAAGTGGATGATATTATGGAAGGTATTATCAAAGGTTGTGAACTAGCAGGTGTTGAGTTAATTGGTGGTGAAACTGCTGAACATCCAATGACTTTTGACATTGACCTTGCAGGATTTTCTACAGGAATTATTGAAGAGTTTGATATAATAGATGGTAAATTAATTAAAGAGGGTGATATTATAATCGGTATTGAGAGTAGTGGTATTCACAGTAATGGTTACAGTTTAGTTAATCATTTAGCAAGACAAAAGAAATTAAAGATAACAAAAGAATATCTTACACCTACTTACATTTATACTTCACTTATACAAGAACTAATTAATGAAGTTCCTATCTTGGGTATGGCAAATATTACTGGTGGTGGTATTCCAGAAAATTTACCAAGATGTTTCCCTGATGGTTTAAAACCATATGTAAATTATAACTCTTGGCCAATGCCTCATATTTTTCAAGATATTATGATGGCAGGTGAGATACCAGAGGAAGAAATGAAAAAAGTATTTAATCTTGGTATTGGTTATTGTTTAGTAGTTCCAGAAGAAAGTGAGAATGATACTCACGATACAATAGATGCATTTGGATATAAAAGTTGGACAATTGGAAAAGTTGTGCTATAATATATTCGTCAGAGAAATACTGGCTGCGGTTATGCCCTTTGGTAGGTTCAGCATAAGCGGCTATAGGAATCTACCATTTTAATTAGATAGAAAAATGTCAATCAAACTTAGTTTACTAAAAACAGGTGAGCAAATAATTTCCGAGATGAAAGAGTTAGTTGCTGAAGGTCAAGATGTTGCACACGCATATATGCTAGAGAATCCTCACGTTGTAGAAATTAAAGATAGACAGTTTGTAACTGAAGAGGATAAAAAGAAAGGTGGTGATTTTGGAATTGATGTTGCTTTAATCCCTTGGATTGTCTTATCAAAAGATAAAAAAATGGTTATTCCATTAGATACTGTGCTAACTATAGTAGAACCATTAGATTCATTAACTCAAATGTATGAGGATAAATGTGAATCATTCAAGTTGACGGAGGAAGAAAATGATTAAGTGTGTAATGTTAAATGCTCACTGTACATTGATTTCAGAAATTGTAGAAGTCGATGCTGAATTAGGTAATCCTAATTGTAAACTAATAAAACCATATGTCTACAATAGTATAGATGATATGGTGCCTTGGAAATCAGATATTACAAATCAAACAGAGTTTATGATAAGGTCAGAAGATATATTGACGATTGCAGACCCTAATGGTACAATAATAGACAAATACACTGAACTAACTGCGTAATGAGATTTTATACTAACGTCCAAATGGTCGGAGATAATTTCTTGGTTCGTGGATATGAAGATGGCAAACACTTTGCTGCTCGTGAAAAGTTTTACCCTACATTATTTGTAGATTCAAAGAGAAAGACAAAATATAAAACACTTGATGGTTTGCCCGTTGAACCAATTGAGCCTGGTACAGTAAGAGATTGTCGTGAGTTCATCAAAAAATATAATGATGTAGAAAATTTTAATGTTTATGGAAATGAAAGATTCATCTATCAATATATTTCTGATAAGTATCCAGAGCAAGAATTAAAGTTTGATATTGAACAGATTAAATTAACCACAATTGATATTGAGGTTAAATCAGAATATGGATTTCCTGATGTAGAATCTTGTGCAGAAGAAATACTTTTAATTACTTTACAAGATTATACAACAAAACAGATTCGCACTTGGGGTCTTGGTGCATTTAATAATAAACAAGAGAATGTAATATACAAATCATTTAGAACAGAGTATGAACTACTCACTGATTTTATCAACTGGTGGATGATTGAAGATAATACACCAGAAGTTATTACAGGTTGGAATAGTAAGTTTTATGATATTCCATATCTTTGTCGTCGGATTGACCGCATACTTGGCGAAAAACTTAAAAAGAGAATGTCACCTTGGGGTCTTGTAACTGAAGAAGAAACTCATATAATGGGACGTAAACAAATTTCTTATGATATTGGTGGTGTATCGCAGTTAGATTATCTTGACCTATACAAAAAGTTTACTTATAAAGCACAAGAGTCATACCGTTTGGATTATATTGCAAGTGTTGAACTTGGACAAAAGAAACTTGACCACTCAGAGTTTGATACGTTCAAAGACTTCTATACAAAGGGTTGGCAGAAGTTTGTAGAATACAACATCATTGACGTAGAACTTGTTGACCGTCTTGAGGATAAGATGAAGTTGATTGAACTTGCTTTGACAATGGCATACGATGCAAAGGTCAACTATGAAGATGTATTCTATCAGGTAAGAATGTGGGACACAATAATTTACAACTATCTCAAGAGAAGAAATATTGTAATACCACCAAAAAATCGTTCAGATAAATCTGATAAGTATGCAGGTGCATATGTCAAAGAACCAATACCTGGCAAATATGATTGGGTGGTTTCTTTTGACTTGAATAGTCTATATCCGCATTTGATAATGCAGTATAATATTTCTCCAGAGACTTTACTAGATACAAGACATCCATCTGTCACAGTTGATAAAATTCTTGAAGAGGACATAACATTTGAAATGTATAAAGATAATGCTGTCTGTGCAAATGGTGCAATGTATCGTAAGGATGTTCGTGGGTTCTTACCAGAACTTATGGAGAAGATGTACAATGAAAGAGTCATCTTCAAAAAGCGAATGATTACTGCAAAGAAGAAGTATGAAAAGACTCCAACAAAAGACCTTGAAAAGGAAATCGCTAGATGCAATAATATTCAGATGGCAAAAAAGATTTCCCTTAATTCTGCTTATGGTGCTATCGGTAATCAATATTTTCGCTATTATAAACTTGCCAACGCAGAAGCTATTACACTATCTGGTCAGGTTTCTATCCGTTGGATAGAAAACCGTATGAATAAGTATCTAAACAAAATTTTAAAAACGGAGAATGAAGATTATGTCATTGCTAGTGATACTGATAGTATCTACCTCAATTTGGGTCCTTTGGTTGAAACTGTATACAAAGGGAGAGAGACGACTAATGAAAGCATTGTGTCGTTCCTTAATAAGATCTGTGAGATGGAACTTGAAAAGTATATTACGAGTTCTTATGAAACGTTGGCGAACTACGTAAATGCTTATGACCAAAAGATGTTTATGAAGCGAGAGAATATCGCAGACCGTGGCATCTGGACAGCAAAGAAAAGATATATTCTAAACGTATGGGATAGTGAAGGTGTGAGATATGAAGAACCTAAACTTAAGATGATGGGTATAGAAGCAGTGAAATCATCAACTCCTGCACCTTGTCGCTTACTTATTAAAAACGCTCTCAAGTTGATGATGAATGGAACAGAAGAAGATGTGATAGATTTTATTGATGAGTCCAGAAAACAATTTAAAAAACTTCCACCAGAAGAGATTGCATTTCCTCGCACTGCATCAAATGTTCAGAAGTATAAATCACATTCTATGATTTATGAAAAGGGAACTCCTATACATATACGG